CTTGATTTGTCACGCGCTAAGGTGTTTGCTCGAGATGTCGTGGCGGGCCACGTCGACAATTCTTCATGGTCCGCTGCGTATCGTTCGAAGGACGATCTGCGGGCTTTGTCGGAATTTGCCGGTCTTGAGAAGTATACGAACCATCGGCGACACATTTTGGCTACCTTCGTCCTCGGTGCACCAGGCTGCTCCAAAACCTCTGGTGTTATTGATCTCCTCAAAAAACATGCTCCTGTTGCCCCAGGTCATTACAAATTTGGCGCTCCACGCACGCACCTGCGTAAGTCCATTGATGATAAACTTGAACTTGGTCCTGACGGTTATGTCATCCAGTGTCAAGAGAAGTTCATTAAGTCTGCCCCAGCTCCTGTTGCTCTTTACGATGAAACTAATCTTTTCTCCAGGGGCAATATTGAACTCGGTATTGTTTGGGATGGCACCATTCAGCATGGAGTCTTCCTTGGCGATCCGTGCCAGAATGCTCACCATGAAATTAATCCCAATGCCCTCTGTGAACACCTCCCTGGCGACTCTTTACGATTCTTGTTGGCTGGTTTGCGATTTACTTACCGCGGCTGGTCTTACCGTTTGGCACCTGGAGTCGGTCATCTCTTCGGCCTTCCTTGTCTTGTTCAGAGAATTGGTCGTGTCATCCACCAAACTCACGTTACGGATGGTTGCCCTTTGTTGGTCCCGAATTCTAATAACGCTTCCTCTTCAGGAGTTGCCACTTACACTTATAACACTTGTCAGGGACAGGATTTCGATGGTGATTGGCAAGTTGCACTCAACAATGACTCGATCATCCTTTGTTCTGACGAGGCCCTTTACACAGCTTTTACTAGAGGCAAGCGCAATTTACGCATCATTATTCGTTTTGCCTATTCAGCCCAGATTTTGGCCACTATCAAGCGAAGGCCTTTGCTCAATGCCGTTATTAACGGTATTCCTTGCGACTACAAGCAGGTCTTTGCAATTATGTCGCAAGCGGACTTTCTCCCTTTGCCTTCCCCCGCCTGTCGTTACCGTCCTGACCCCTCCTTCGTCTTCGGTAAATGGAAGCCTAACTCCCGCCGCTCTGCTCCCATTGGATTGTCTGCAGTTGCTCCCGTTGTTTTCCCAACTATCGGATCTTCCCTCTGCTGATTTCCTTGCTGATGCGGTTTCTCTTTCTTCATTTGAGTTCCCTCTCCCTTTATCTAGTTTCCCTCGTTCTCAACTGCGTTCCTCGGTTCTTTCCGTTGCACACCATTTTGATATTCCTGCCTCTCGTGAGGATAGGGAAATTCACCACCCTATTTTTGGCATGTCATCTTTGTTTCAAGACGATTCTTCCAAGGTGCCCTTGGTTTTGCAGGATCTTGCGTTTGTTCAGCAAATGTTTCCTCACCAGCGCGCCTCCGATCCCAGTCTTTTTGCTGCTACTCTTGCCAAGCGTCTCATTCTTTCTTCTCATACAGCCAATTTGGTTGCCTTGGACCGTTCTTCGGACCAGGCGGCTGAGTTTGCTTCTGCATTTCTTGCTTTGCTTGGCCTTACTTTGGCCGACCGTGTTCCTTTTGACCCTGAACTTTTTCATCAGTGTACTATTTTGGCGGAAAAGAAAAAACTGGAAAAGGGTAGTGCTGTTCTTTCCAACAATGATTGGCGTGCTTGCCCTGATCCGGTCAAGGATTTTGCTGAGTTCATTGAGGTTTTCATGAAAACCCAAGTTAAGGCTAAGGAGGAAACCATTAACATTGCTGGCAAAGCTGGTCAGACTCTTGCTCTCTTTTATGACCAGATTTTAATGGAACTTGGACCTTGGGCTCGTTATCTTTCCATTAAGGTTAGAGAGCGTCTTCCTTCTTCGGTTTTTTGGCACAATGGTACTACTCTTGATGATCTTAATTCTTTCGTTGTTGACAATTGGGAGGATCGTGATAGCACCACTGCTG